TGCGGCCGGTGCTGTTACTAACGCAGCAGGTGCTGTGAATAGCATCACTGGTAACGTCAGTAATCTAACTACTGCTATCGGTGAGGTCACCGGACCTCCAGGCATTGCGGCAATTACTGCTGCCCCCGCCGTACCCGGAACCACTAATATTACTACTACACTGTCTTCAATTGCTGATGTATCATCCGAAATTGGTACTCTTCCCAACACGATTGGTGTAAGCACTGTTAATAATGCGATAGTTATTTCAACTTCAGCAGACCAATTAGTAGCGGAAGGAACTGGTGCAGTCAATGCAATTAGCGATTTAGCCAATGCAGGCAACAACTTAGAAAATGCCGGGCAACAAATCACTACACTGATTGACTCAACTACAGGCAATGGTGTAGATAATTTGGCAAATAATATTAGCGGTGCAGTTGACAACATTAACAGCTTAGCAGGAGGAGCAACGTCACTTAAGAACGGCTTGTCAGGTCTAGCTAATGCTGCTAAGAAGGCACAGGGAGGCGGACTTGCTGCTAGAGCATCTGCACTGGCTAGCGGGGTAAGTAATTTGCCAGGCGGAATCAAAGCCTTCTCCAGTGTGTTAGATAAAGCAGATGAAGCTGCTAATCAGATACCAGGTACCGGTCAGTTAACAGGTCTGATGAATGATTTGCAGACGGGAGTTAAAAATGGACTTGGCAGTGCTACATCAACCCTAACTTCAGCAGGTAATGCATTGAATGCAGCTTCATCTGCATTGAATACAGCAAATAGCATAGTAGGAGCAGCAGGTGATACAACAGCGGCATTGGGTAACTTAAGTTCAGCAGCCAGCAAAGCGGGCGGACTCACTTCGGCTATTGCAAGTAAGCTTCCAATAGGACAGGTTACTCAGCTACTAACATCTGTGAGTGCTTTGGGCGCTGGCGGAGCAAGTCCTATCAGACTGCCTAGCTTGGGAGTCAACACGACAAACAGAGACGGCATTACTGCCCAAATTAGAGGAGTATTGGGTGATGCTAGAATTCCAATACCAAATCTGTTAGGAGACATTATAGGTGATGCTATTGACAGTATAGAAAAGAGGGCACGTACTTTAAGAGAAGAAAGACGCCGAATTCAAGCACAACTTGACACTGCAAAGGAAGAAGAAACCGCAGCAGGTGATGCATTCATTGTTGCATTTAATACTCTGCCAGCCGGCGACCCAAGTATTGCTGCACTAGAACAGAGGTATCAGGAAGCAACAACTAAAACTCAAAATTTAGTACGAGAACTAGCAAATGTAGGCAAACGTCCAAGAAAAGCTGCACCAGCGACAGACCCAGCTGCTGCTGGAACGCCCCCGGCCGGTACCGGAACTACTACGTAAACTAAATATTAAAAAGGATAATTTATGGCAACTTATTTAGGATTCAGTACGATAAATGCGTGTAACCCAAAAACAACGAATGCTACCTCAGGTAGTGCTGGCGGCCCGGGCGGAATCCGCGAAGGTATCTCATGGGGAAATAAATTTAGTCTCGTTGATGCCCAATTAGTAGTACAAGATTTTCTCAATGCGTTGAATATACGATTAGGTACCAAAGTGGGTCAGCCCGGATATGGTACAAGACTCTGGGACTTTATTTTTGAACCAAATACTCCAACTACACGAATTGATATTGAAAATGAAATACGACGAGTAGCCAGTCAAGACCCTAGACTTCAACTTGCAGAGCTGGTATCCTATACATACGATAACGGAATACTATTAGAAATACAGTGTGCAATACTGCCTTTCAATCAACCAATTGCTGCAAAAATTTCTTTGAACCGAGCGACACAAACAGCCACTTTACTATAAAATCTGGTTTTTTTCTATGATAAATATATTATCAATAGAGAGAAACTATGGCAACAAGTTCAAGACAATCAGCACTATTTGGCCCCAACGACTGGAAAACCATTTACCAGACGTTCAACCAAGCAGACTTCCGTAGCTATGACTACGAAACCCTACGTAAAGCATTCATTGACTACCTACAAGTAAATTATCCAGAAACATATAACGACTATGTTGAATCAAGCGAATTTGTTGCCTTGCTTGACGTTATTGCCTTTATGGGTCAAGGTCTTGCTTTCCGCAATGACTTGAATGCTCGTGAAAACTTTATTGATACCGCCGAACGCAGAGACAGTGTTGTTAAGCTTGCCAATCTTGTGAGCTATACTCCAAAAAGAAACATTGCTGGCCAGGGCTATCTAAAAGTCACGAGTATTAAAACTACTCAGAACCTAAATGATCTTAACGGATTCAATCTAAGCAATGTTCCTGTATTATGGAATGACCCTGCTAACCCCAACTGGTTAGAACAGTTCAACACGATCATCAACGCTACCTTAGTAGATACACAGAGAATCGGTAGACCTGGCAACGTTAGTGAAATCGCTGGAGTAAACACCAGCGAATATAGCATACAGATTGCCCCTAATAATCTACCTATCGTACCTTTTACAAGTTCGGTTGGTGGCATCAACATGAACTTTGAATTGTGCAGTGTGTCCAGCTTAGACAGCGAATCAATCTACGAAGTTCCTCCTGCTCCTAACGGCAGATTCAATATGTTATATCGTAATGACAAGTTAGGATTTGGTAGCCCCGAAACAGGCTTCTTCTTCTACTTTAAGCAGGGCAATCTACAGACATTTGACTTCTCGTTGCAGCAGCAAATCAGCAACCAAAATATTGATATTGATATTCAGGGAATTAACAATTCTGATACATGGCTATACAAGATTAATCAAGATAACACAAGAGACCAGTGGCGTCAAGTAGAAAATGTTTATGCTAATGCTTCACTACAAGGCAATAGTTCATTCAAGCAGACATTTTCCGTAAGCTCACGTTTCAACGATCAGGTCACCTATGTATTTGGCGATGGCGTATTCAGCGAAATCCCTGTCGGAAACTTCAGAGCATATGTACGTGCTGGCAATGCACTCACCTACACTATCTATCCTTCAGACATGAATGGCTTGTCAGTGACATTCACTTATATTTCTCGTTTGGGTAGAGCAGAAACATTAACTGTTGGTCTAGCGTTGACCCAGACAGTAACGACTGCTCAGGCAAGAGAATCACTTGCAAGCATTAAGCAACGTGCGCCTACTCGTTACTATACACAGAACAGAATGGTTAATGGCGAAGACTACAACAACTTCCCATATACACTGTACAACTCAATTGTCAAGAGTAAAGCAATTAATAGATCAAGCGTTGGCGTCAGTAAAAATCTTGACTTGCTAGACCCTACTGGAAAATATTCTAGCACAGTAAGTTATGGCAATGACGGTGCATTGTATCAAGACGATGCCGACGGTAGCGAAAGCTTAACAATTAATAATACCAGTGATATCATTGCATTCTTTACTGGTGAGCTAACTAATATATTGACGCTAAACAAAGCCACACAATACTATATTCAGAACTATCCAAGATACACCGTAACTGATCAGAATACTCCTGCAAATGAAATAGTGTATTGGAGAACTAGTACCGTAAATGCAGACAATGAAACAGGTTATGTCTACACAGTAACCGGTTCATTAGAGCAGCCCACAAGCGTTGGTGTATTCAGCACTACTAATTTGAAATACATGACCACTGGTGCTATCGTTAAATTTACTGCACCCTCAGGTTTCTATTTTGACCAAGACAATAGACTTGTAGCAGGTATTCCAGGTTCGGGCGACAGCACATTTATTTGGACTACTGTTCTAAATGTAGTAGGCGACGGCTCAAACAACAATCAAGGTAGCTTCGCTAATGGAGCTGGTCCTATCAGACTTAGTGGCTATGTCCCTAATGATGTTATTGTAAGCACTATCATTCCTGTGTTCGGTAACATTATTCCTAGAGAAATAATTCAAGAGGCAGTAATCAGAATTGAACTGAATCAAGAATTTACATTAGTGTTTGATAACTCGCTACTAATCAATCAGTCACGCTGGTCTATTAAAAAGATTACTGACCCCAATTGGTTCGTAAAGTTTACCAGCTTAGGTAATAATAGATACACTGTAACATATAGATCATTGTCTTACTATTTTGGAAGTGTCTCAGACACAAGATTTACTTTCGCTAAAGACGAATTAGTATACGATCCGTTTACTGGAAAGATTATTCAAGATAATGTTACGGTATTGGGAATTAATACAGCACCCTCATCTACTACTGCGATCGGTAAGAACACTGAGATTAATATTGTTGGACAAACAGTTGAGAGCGATGGATACGTAAACGACTTTGAAGTTGAAGTTGCAGCAACGGATGTGAACAACAATCAGTTGATTTTAAATCCGGACTTCTTTAATGAGATTACAGGTTTCGTAACGGGTAACAATAATTTTGGTATATATGTTTTCTTTGAGACTGTACAGGATCCAATCAACCTCACCAAAGAGTTCATTATTCCTACCAGCTCAGTACGATTCCAATATCCTACTCAAACACAGATTGAATTAGTGAAGTATGATTATCCAGTTGGACAATTGTTCTATGCAACTAGTGAAAATAAATTCTATAAAACAGTTCAGGATCAAACTGTAACTACTATTGTCTACGATTTAGTAGAACAGTTTAATTATAGTGTGAAGTCAGGAAGACAGGGCCTGAGCTATCAGTACAAGCATAATTCAAACAACACTAATAGAATTGATCCGGCAACTACTAACATTATTGACTTATATGTTGTCACATTCAGCTACTATGAACAATATCAGAGATATATTGTTGACACAACAAATACTATTCCTGAACCGAATAGACCAACAATTACTGAGTTGTCTTCGCAGTACACTCAATTACAAGACTATAAAATGTTGTCGGATTCTGTAATATTAAATAGTGTAGAGTTCAAACCATTGTTTGGTCCTAAAGCAGTACCGGCACTGAGAGCGACAATTAAAGTAATTAAAGACAGTACAACAAATGCGAGTGACAGTGAAGTGAGAAGTGCAGTGCTAGCCGCAATGGATCAATATTTCAATATTAATAATTGGAACTTTGGTGATACCTTCTACTTCTCAGAACTTAGTGCATACTTACACGCCGAATGCGGAGACTTGATTAGCTCTGCTGTATTAGTACCGAATGACCCCTCAATGAGGTTTGGAGACTTGTATGAAATAAAATGTAGACCTTTTGAAATTTTTGTAAACGCTGCTACATCAAATGATGTATTAGTAATACCCGCGCTCACACCCGACGAATTACAGATAAGATAAGTACATATATGGCACGCATTAGAACACTAAATTTTCTTCCGGAAATTTTCCAAACACCCACCAACAGTCAGTTCCTCTCGGCTACACTTGATAGACTCGTAAGCAATCCTTCGTCAACTCGTGTACAGGGATATGTTGGTAGCAAATTTGGTTCGGGAATTAATGCGCTTGATTATTATGTCACAGAGCCAACCAAAACTCGTGCAGATTATCAATTAGAACCAAGCGTGGTGTTTACAAAAGCAGAAGAAGAAATTGCTAATGATTTTATTACATACCCGGGCATAATTGATTCGCTCAAACAACAGGGTGCTATTACTAATAACAACGATAGATTATTCAACAGTCAAATCTACTCATGGGACAGCTTCACTAATCTAGATAAGTTGGTCAACTATTATGAATACTACTGGTTACCAATTGGTGCCCCAGCAGTTACAGTTGCTCCCAGTACTGTATTCATCAACCAAGATTATGTTGTCACTGACTTCCCTAATAGCTATGAAATCAGCGAAGTCGGATCAGCGATTGGAACAGGAACGAATCCTACAATCTCAGTGATTCGCGGTGGCACATATAGATTTGAAGTAAATCAAACTTCACAGTTCTGGATTCAGACTGAGCCAGGTACTAGTGGATTTTCTCCCACACAAGAAAATCTACCTACAAGAGAAGTATTTGGTGTGGATAACAACGGTACTGAAGTAGGCATCGTAACATTCAACGTCCCATTCAAGAATGCACAGGATCAATTTGTTTTCCCTGGCAACAATATGGTTGACGTAATTTGCAATATTCCGTTTGATCAGGTTAACGGTAGAAATCTGTATACGATTAATGACCCTGCTACAGGCGTAATTTATCCCGGACTAGATAATATTGACGGTGTGACTGGCTTAGAAGGCCTAAGAATACTGTTCTACGACACCGGAGTACCAGATGAGCAAGGATTCGTCTCATCGTATTATGACAGCACAACTTATGACGTAAATGATCCGTCCTTTACAGAACCTAAGACTGTCACTGTCGGTAGCACTAACGCTAGTGGTAATAGATTATCAATGGCATCGGGCTTCACTACAGATGAACTAATTCCTAATCAAACTGTAACCTTTAGTGGAGTGCTATTAGGTGGCATCGTTGAAGGTCAAGTATATTTTGTAAAAGATATTATCAACTCAACCGACTTCACTATTTCCGAAGACCTTGAAGGTGATACTGTAACTGTATTTTCTCAGTCAGGCGCCAACATGATTGTTAACATCAATCAGGGCCAGTTTCAGAATGGATTTAACACTGTAGTAAGTGAGAACTTCTACAGAATTCAGTATGTAGGTGATCCCGATAATCCTATTATTAGACTGTTACCTGATGGTACTATTCCTAATAATGAAAAGATTTCTCCGAGATTCGGTGACCAATACATCAGTAGATCGTTTTACAGAAATAATTTAGGTGTTATTAGTATGATACCTATTATTACTGCACCGCTTGATGTGTTGTATTATCAAGATGGAATCAATCCAAATAAAGTCGGCGTAATTAAAATTAATGATTCTGACATAGACAACTTTATTAATATTGAAACAGAAATCTTAGGTAGAACAACTTACACCTCACCTAACGGCGTACAGTTCACGAATGGATTGAAGGTTCAATTTGATGGTAACGTCTTCCCTAATTCATATCGCTCAGGCGAATATTATGTTGAGGGCGTAGGTACAGCAATAGAATTGATTCCGGTCAGTGAATTAATTGTTCCTGAGAAATTCTCTAGAGGAGACTTCATACCATACGATACTGTAGGCTATGACGACACTGATTATGATATTGAATTGTTTGTTCCAATTGACCCCGACTATATCACTATTACAAGAAATAGCATCAGCAAGAATGCATGGTCAAGAAGCAACAGATGGTTCCACATTGACGTTATCAATGCCACTGCACAGTATAATGATAATCCAAATATCTTGACAGAATATGCGACTCTTGACAACAAAGCTAAGAGACCAATCATTGAGTTTTATCCTAACTTAAAAATGTTTGATGCAGGTACTCAAGGTAAGAGACCAGTTGACTTCTTTGATACTCGTGCAACAGATGCATTGTCTCAGGTTGCAGGGTTAAACAATTATTTCCCTGACGTAGAAACCTATACTGGCAACACTGCTGTAGTTGCAAGCACACCAACTGTCATAGTCAATGTAGTATCCATGGAGCTGGGTAAAACATATGAGCTTGTCAACGTTGATGACACTATACAAGATTCATGGAATGAGTTAGCAGGAACGTTGGGCGTTACGTATTTTCCGGGTGACAAAATCGTATGTGTTAAAGACGGAAACGATCTCCTAGTTCCTGGCACCGGTACTGGACGCTTAATAGATGATCAGACAACTGTAACTGTTCCGTCAGACGATGTTACTGGGGTATTCCAAATTGGGATGTATGTCGGTGACGTATTAAATATTATACCTACTAATGCACAGATTATTAATCTCACTGATGACGGGACAACGACCACTCTCACTATCAATTATCCGTTCCCACAAGACATTGTTGGCGGAACAACATCAATCGTTGGTACTGACACTACAGTAAGCAACTATTCTGTTTTCCCTGGATCAAGAATTATTTTCTCTAACGATACCGACGAAGGTACAAAGCATAAGATTTACGTTGTAGATATCGTTGTTACTACTTTAGGTGGTAGTCCACAGATTGTGTTGATTGAAGCTGAAGACACTAATGTTGAAGTAGATCAGCAGGTTGTCATCACGAGAGGCTTCACCGAGCAAGGTAAAACATTCTATTTTGATGGCATTGAATGGCTACAAGCACAGCAGAAAGTAACTGTTAATCAGGCTCCTCTATTTGATGTGTTTGACGATAATGGTATAAGTCTTTCAGACAGCACAGTTTATAATAGTACAAGCTTTACTGGAACTACGCTTTTCTCATATGGTATTAATCCATTAACAGTTGACGATCCTATCTTAGGTTTCCCTGTAAGATTCACTGATGTAGGCAATATCGGAGATATTAGCTTTGACGTTACTATCAATTCTGATACCTTTAACTATGTGCGCGGTATTGAATCAATAACACAGCAAGTAAATACTGGTTACGTACATAACTATATCAATAGAATTGAATTTGCTAGAGAATTGGGCTGGGTAACAGCAGTAGAAAACAGTGTACAGTATCAAGAATTCAACTTCAGATATAATGTTGCTACCCCAACAACTCAGTTTGTTTGTGATGTTGCTGCGTTACCTGAAGTAGAATTTGACAGTGTAGGTTGGCCAAGAGTAAAAGTATATAACAATAACAAGTACCTAGAACCAACTGATTACACCGTTGAAATATTTGATACTGCTACAAGAATTACCTTAAACAGTGCACCTGATGTAGACACCGTAATTCAAGTATTGCTTCTGAGTGATCAAGTCAGTCAGAGCGGATTCTATCAGATTCCTGACAACTTGAACAGCAACCCATTCAACGAAGACTTGACTGTAGCAGATTTGGGTGACATTCGCAATCACTATCAAGATATCTTTGTCAATGCACCAAACACTACTGGTGATATCTTTGGCTCAAATAACTATAGAGACTGCGGTGACTTAACCCCATATGGTACTAAGATTATTCAGAACAGTGCTTCAATGGTACTACCGGGTGTGTTCTTACGTAAAACAAAATATGACCTATTAAACGCATTGATGTTTACGAGCAATGAGTATGTCAAGTTCAAGCAACTATTGGTTGACACTGTACAAAATACCCAGTTCACTATTAGAAACACCCCAGCAGAAATTCTTGACGAAGCTATTGAGCAGATTGCAGCGAGTAAGAGTGAGATTAGCTCATTCTACTGGTCAGACATGCTGCCAAATAGATCGCCGCTAGCGGTAAATACATATAACTTTAATAGCAACACCGACGTAACTCGCTATCCGTTGAGCAAAGTTTATAATTTTGAATCAGCTAACTATGACAGCGTATTAGTATACTTGAACAGAACCGTCAATAACAATCTAGTACAAAGACAGCTCCTAAGAAATGTGGACTACACTATCAGTGCTGATAGCCCAACTGTCACCGTTACTTTAGATTTGGTACCCGGCGACCAAATCATAGTTAAAGAATATAATCAGACATATGGATCATTTGTTCCTTATACTCCGAGTAAGCTCGGACTCTATGCTTTGTACGAACCTAGTGTTGTATTAGACAGCAATTATTCTACACCTACATATTTCATTAAGGGACACGACGGATCATATACAAAGCTATATGGTACCTACATTCCTCAGACTGACACACTTTTAGACTTCAGAGACCAAACACTATTGGAATTTGAAAAGAGAGTTTACAACAACGTTAAGCTAAGCACAGAAGTTCCAATCAAGTTCTATGACGTATTGCCTGGCTTCTTCAGAGACAGTGACTATTCATATGATGAATGGTTGCAGATGTATTCAACTAATTTCTTGAATTGGGTTGGTCAGAACAGAATTGATTACAAGACTCAGTTCTTTAATAGAAACAACGAGTTCACCTACAACTACACTAACTCAAGCAACAAGTTGACCGGCGAGCAAATCCAACAGGGTTATTGGAGAGGCGCATATCAATATCTATATGACACTACTACTCCTAATCTGACCCCATGGGAAATGTTAGGGTTCGCTAACAAGCCTACTTGGTGGGAGGAGCGCTATGGTCCCGCTCCATACACAAGCGACAACTTAGTATTGTGGGGAGACCTTGAATCAGGTAGAGTATATTCAGCAGATGGCACAAGTGTTATTGTTCCTGAAGTAGCTCGCCCTGGACTTTTAGATATTATCCCTGTCAATTCAAATGGCAATTTGCTAAGTCCATTGAATAGCATCGTGGGGACTTATAATGCAAATACTTTCCAGAAAGATTGGAAAGTAGGTGATGATGGCCCGGCTGAACTTAGCTATCGTCGTAGCTCAACATATCCGTTCGACGTTATCAAGTTGTTTGCAATGACAAAGCCTGCTGAGTTCTACAACTTAGCAGTTGACCTAGACAACTACAAATACAATGCTGAGTTTAATCAATATTTGGTAAACAACCGTGACCACTTGATTATCAGTGATGTTGAAATTTACGGTGATGGTATTGCTAAGACCAGTTATATTAACTGGATCGTAGACTATGAAAAGCAGTTTGGAGTAGATACTACTCAAGAAATCAAACAAGCATTGCGTAATCTAGATGTTAGATTGGCATATCGTCTTGCAGGCTATAGTGACAAGACGTTGCTTAAGTTCTATGTTGAAAAGGGTTCACCAAATACTGCCAACGCATCATTGTTGATTCCTGACGAAAGCTATCAGGTTCTTCTTTATGATAACCAGCCATTCGACAAGGTAGTTTTCTCTAGCGTAATCATTCAGAAAACTGTTCAAGGTGGATTTACTGTTTTTGGCAATTCACAGTCCTTTGCTTACTTTATAATTAAGGCACCTGTTAATAGCGGTAGAAGCGAACTTGTTACTGTATTAGATAAGACAGTAAAATTAGCAACTGATTATTCATCTAAGGAAGTACTCGTCCCTTATGGCACAACCTTCTACAGCATACAAGAAGTTGCACAATTCCTAATGAGCTACAACGCATACCTAACAGACAAGGGTATGAAGTTTAATGAAGTACAGGCTGGTACCGAGATCAATTGGGAATTGATGGTACAGCAGTTCATGTATTGGACTCAGATGGGCTGGGAAGACGGAAGCTTGATTACATTAAATCCTGCTGCCAACGATCTTGTCTTTGATAAAGAAGGAAGCATTGTTCAGCCGCTAACCATCCAACAGCAGAACTTCATTCTTAACCAAGACCTGTACCCTATTCAGATTAATACTCTTTGCGTGAATCGTGACGGGACATACTTCAAAGTTCACACACTGAACGAAGGCGATAGCATGTCCTTCGCACAATTCAACGTGAGTAACTTTGAACATGGTATTGTGTTCAACAACACCACACTATTCAATGACGTAATCTATAATCTTGTTACTGGATTAAGACAAAACAGAATTACGTTGCGCGGAACTAAGACCAGCGAGTGGAACGGAACCGTAGACGCTTGGGGCTTTATCATTAACCAAGACAACGTAAAAGAGTGGTCAAAGGATGTTAAGTATCCAAAGGGTTCAATCGTTCTCCACAAGAACAAATATTACACTGCACTAAGATTGTCAGAACCATCAACTGTCTTTAACGACCTTGATTGGAAATTAATCAACTATGAAGATGTGCAGAAAGGTCTGTTGCCTAACTCAGCGACTCGTTCGTTTGAAAGCACACTATATTATAACTGCAATGAAGCTAACCTAGAACAGGATGCTGATCTATTATCGTTCTCTTTGATCGGCTATCGTCCAAGAGATTATCTCGCATTAGCAGACTTGACAGATATTACCCAAATCAATGTCTACAAGAACATGATTAAGAACAAGGGTACTGTTAATGCGGTAACTGCATTTGACGGCGTTAACTTGCCTCAGGGCGGCATTGAATATGAAGTTTATGAAAACTGGGCAATCAAGTCAGGTGACTATGGTGGTTTGCTAAGTCAAAACTTTGTAGAGTTTAGGGTTGACCAAAATCTTTTGACCGGTAATCCAAGCATTGTATCATTGACCAATGGCGTCTACACTGAAGGCTCTCAGCAAGAAGTGCCTATCTATAGTTTGTTTAATTACGGTGATACTATTACTGATCCAAATGTATTGGCAGTAACCACTGACCCATATAATAATCTGTATCCATCAGCCGGTTATGCTAACTTTAACGATGTGAAAATGTCGTCCTTCTACTACGGCGGATTGCCTAATGGAGTCAACAAGGACGGTATAGTCGTTCCTATTCAGAATTTCTATGTAAGAGACTATCTATGGTTAGCAAGCTTTAAAGAAAAGTGGGGAATCTTTTCTTGGAGTCCGATCGGCGAGGTAGTTGAAGTAGCTGCGAACTTAAACAACACTGCGACAGTGACGTTTAGTAAGCCGCACAACCTAAAGAATCTAGATCCAATTGCAATCGTCAACTTCAGCACGAATGTAGACGGCTACTACATTGTAACACAGGTTGTTAACTTGAATCAAGTAATAATCAACTTGAGTATTTCTAATATCGGGTCAGAAAGTATCACTGGTTCAGGCGTAGGTATGTTTATCTACAGTCAGCGAGTAGCACAGCCAGGCGATATCAATACTCTACCTCTATTGGAAGCAGAGTTCAGCAAGAATACTGTCTGGGTAGACGAAAACACTGACGGTGGCTGGGCAGTATATAGAAAAGGCATCAACTACGCTAGACAGGGTGAACTATCCACAACTACTTCAAGTACATTTGGTAATAGTGTTGCATTTACTGAATCTGCTGGTTACTTGGTCGCCGACTCAGCGAATGGAGTAGTATACAGATACTATTATAAAAATTCTAATTACGACCTAGCTGAAACTATTACCAATGACACCAGTTTTGGTGAGAAGATTGTACACAATGATAACACATTCGTTATTTCACAACCTACTACTGATCCTACTGTATACATATATGCATGGAATGATACTGCTTTAGCAAACGAGTTGTTGCTAACTCAAACGATTGCTGCACCGATGGGAGTGACCGATTGGGGAAGTGAATTAGCTATTTCCGGCGATGGTAATTGGGTCTATGTTTCAGATACGTTGAACACTCAAGTATATGTTTACAGAAAGAATAATCAAGAATTTTCTGCTGGTTATTTTGTCCCAACACAAACATATGTAATTACTGAGTTGGGTACTACTGACTTTACTGCAATTGGTGCAATTGAAAACAGTGTTGGTATTACTTTTGAAGCAACAGGAATAGGATCTGGTACTGGTACAGCAATCAATGCTACATACGAATTAGTAAACATAATTGAAAATCCTGACATAGTGACGGCCGGTTCATTTATTATTGGAGAAGAATATAAAATTGCTTCATTAGGAAATACTGATTTTACATTAGTTGGCGCAGCATCAAATAATGTAGGGGTAGTATTTACTGCTACTGGCCCTGGCACTGGGACCGGAACTGCATCAGCACAAAGCAACGGTTTTGGTACTGCAATCTCTACCGATTTTGACAGTGATTGCTTGTTCATCGGCGCACCCAACAAAGACTATAGCGTAAGCGTAACTAATTGGGGAGAAGTTTACTTCTACCAACGTTCTGTGCAAAACTTTGAATCAACTGCTGTATCTACGTTAACGCAGCCGCAATTCTTTGCATTAGGATGGACACCTGATACTGCAACTAAAGCGGTAACAGCTACCTCTGACAGCACTGACAGAATCACATTGGCGAACGTATCTGGAATCAGTGTAAATGATGCTATTACTTTTGTGGGCACCGGTCTAGCCGGAACAGATATTATTGCATACAAAACATATTATGTAGCCGGTATATCCGGTAGTGCTATTACTATTAAGGAATCAAGATCAACTAATGCTATAGTTCAACTATCTACCGTTTCGAGCATTTCTAATGCGACGGCTCACGTTCAAAGTGAATTGCTGCTCGTAAATGTCAACGGACGTATGGTTCAGGACAACAACTATGCAGTCGTAGGTAGTTCATTAGTATATACTGGTTCACTAAATGCAGGAGACATTGTAGAAGTCAGTGGTAACGATTTTTATAATGTTCAAACGTTCAACGCTGCTTCTAATAGCGCAATCAACATTCAATTTGGGTATGATTTGGACGTTACACGACAAGCATCTGAACTATTAATCGGTAGCCCATATGAAATTGACTCTGAGAATAGAGAAGGTTTAGTATATAGATTTACTAATGGTGGTGCAAGATTTGGTATTGTAGTAGGTGAGAATCAATGCTTCCTATCAACAACCCGCAGCGTTTTAATCAACGGGTATCAAGTCACATTGGCTGCTGGTACTGCCGCTGCCGTCGCCAATCAAATCGTAAATTCACGAGTACCTAATATTACTGCATCTGCAACTACAGACAATAAACTTATCATTCAAGTAGTTGATCCAAACTTAGCAGAAATCAATAATAAGTTGATGGTCACTGCATTTGATACTGCTACTTTAGATGAATTGGGTATCAGTGTGTATTCACCTACTCAAGTAATTCCCTGCCCTCACAAAGAAGGCCCAACTGAGTTTGGTAAGACAATTAAGTTTAACCAGTTTGATTCAGTTGTAATTGCTGCCCCTGCAGGTCCTAACTTTGTAGCCACCACATTTGACTTCACCGATGACGAGAATCTAGATAATGACACGGTGTTTGACAACAATGCAACCAGATTCCTTGAAGACTATCCTAACGCCGGCGCAGTCTACATGTTTGACCTGTTGACAAACAATAACGGTAGCTTGTTGAATCCGGGTGCATTCGTATACGCTCAGCCTTCTAACAGCGCAACTTTAGATTTTGTCATCAATCCGTACTACGGCGAAGCTGTTGACTTCTACGACAACACAGTTATTGTGGGTGCTCCTAACCAGATAATCAATCCATCGCAAGTAGGACAAGTAACAACATTTGTTAATGCAACTGGCGTGAGAAACTGGTCAGAGTTCCGTCAAAGCGCACCAATCGTAGATATTAACAAGATTCAAAACACCCAGTTGTTTAGTGCAAGCACAAATAATACCCTAATAAATCTTGATTACATGGATCCGTTGCAAGACAAGCTATTGGGTGCGATAAGAGAAAACATTGATTATGTTTCACCGGAAGATCCTGCCAGATACAACGTTGATCCACTAAACATATCTGCTAATACATGGGGAAGTCAACAGGTAGGAAAAATCTGGTTCAATACATCAACCGTCAGATTCGTAAACTATCATCAGAATGATGTAGTTTATAATAGTGAGTATTGGGGAACAGTGTTCCCAGGCTCAGATATCTCAGTATGCACCTGGGTAGCCAGTAATGTTCTTCCCGGTCAATATCAGGGACCTGGAACTCCTATTGACGCTACAAAGTATGCAGTCGGTAGTAGATTGAATGCGTCTAACATCGTTACCCCAGTTTATTATTTCTGGGTAAGAAATAGCGGTCTAATCGTTAAAGAGCGTGAGAAGACCCTATCGGACGCAGTTCTTGCTTCATACATTGCAAATCCACAAAGTTCAGGCATTGCATATATGGCACCTCTGTTGCCTAATACTTTTGCGCTGTACAACTCAGCAGAATATATCAACGATGCTGATAGTGTTTTCCATATCGGATTTGCTACTAACCAAGACACGGATGTTCC